ATTACCAACACCTTCCCCCCCTCCTGCTCCACAGACATAGCCCCGAAGACCTGAGCCTTCTACTCCTTCCTCTTCATGTTGATCCGAGTCATCTCGGACCTGAGGATCTTCCACCACCTCCTGTTGCTCGACCACTAGATCTAGGCGTTCATCAGCAAGTTTATCACCTCGTCGTTTATGTTCTTCCCCACCACCACGGACAGCTCGTCCGAGACGAAGGCCCGGAGGATCTTGAAGACCTTGAAGTTCTTGCTCAACCTAGCGGACATCATATTGTTCTTCAACTCCGAGCAGATGGCGATGATGCACGTTAGGTCGGAGAAGTCCTCCCCGTCTTCCCTCTTGTGGAACGCCTTCATTACGGCCACCCCCATGGACAACAACTTCGGTATCTCCTGGCACAACCTCGTCAAAGGCCTCAGGTTGACCGTCATCTCCATCTTCGAGGCCCAGCTCACAGCCATCGTTATGATGGAGATCAATTTCTCCCCCCCCTCCATCACGGCCTCCGGGCTCCCGACCTCCTTCTTGGACAAGTCGATCAGCATATCCTTGGTTATCGTCAGCTTCTCGAGCACGTCCTCCCCCGCCTCGACCGCCGTCCCGATCGTCTGCGTCGCCTCGTCGTCGAAGAGGTCCAAGTCCTCCAACTGGCTCAGGGTGAGCATCTTCCCGGACAAGGACGCCGACATTATCGTGGAGAACATCGACCCGACCGGCTCCATGGTGTCCTCCTCCTCAGACCTCCTGTCCCCCTTCAGCTCCAGGAAGTTCTCCTTGAACCTCGGGGTCCAGACCAGCAGGCGGTCGATGGACATCATCTCGAAGTTCCCCTTGGCCATGTCGTTGTACGCGTTCACCAACTTGCTCGGGTGGCTCCCGGTCTCGAAGGGGTTCACGTCGAGGTGGAACCTCATCTCCTGCTTCGTCAAGAATATCTTTGTGCCGTGGCCGATCAACGTCGCCACCCAGGAGGAGAAGCCCCTCTTCAGATGCAGCTTCAACTTCTTGAACTTCGCCTTGAAGAGCTTGTCCATCATCTTCTTCAGGTCGAACCTCCGCTTGTCGGCCTCCTCGTAGGACCTCTTGCCGGTCTTGAAGAAGAAGGCCAAGTCGGGAGCCCTTATCGTGAGCAGGTTTATCTCCCTCGCTACCATCGACCGGCAGGCCTCAGAGGGGTTCCCCTGCTGGACCACCTCCACCTTCCTGGACGACTTGTAGTCCAAGAGGATCATCCCGTCCTTCCCGACCCACTTCTTCAAGATCTGGCCGTCCTGCTTCTCCTTCTCCGTGTACAAGGGCCTCTCGTCTAGCAAGTTGTAGCCCTCGAGGTCGAAGGTCGCCGTGTTCTCGGTGGGCTTCGCATCGAGCTTGGAGACAGACAGCATCTTCATGACCTCGTCCGACCTCGTCCTCAACCTCGACTCGTCGACCTTCATCTCGGTCAAGTCCTCGAACGACCCGAAGGTCATGAACATGTCGCTCGTCTTGAACTGGTCCCTGTCCATCTCCAGCTCCACGTCGGAGAACACGTGGAAAGGGGAGCTCTTGTAGCCGTACAAGGACCACAAGTCCAAGCGCCTGTTGTTGGACGACGGGAAGTCGCTGACCATCGAGACCGACTTCACCTCATAGAGCTTGATGAACCACCTCAACATGGCCTTCATCCTCATCAAGGGCTTCCTGGGGAACACCTTCGACAGCACCGCCAAGGGGTTCGCTATCATCTCGTCGATGTCCACGCCCATGATGTCGCAGAACTCCCTCGCGCTGACGTAGTGGGAGGTCCTAGTCTCAGTGTTCCGGGAGAACAAGACCGAGATGATGTCGGCCTCGGTGGCGACGGACATCATGGTCTTCTTGTACATCATCAGGGACCTATACTTCGGGTGCCGGTTGGGGTGCTTCCTCTCCATCAGCTTCATCCTGTCCTTGAACTCATCGTGCTCCCCGCAGAGGACCGTCATCCCCTCGAAGACGGAGAAGTGGGACTTGATCACGTTCCTCGTGAAGATCTGGTTGATCCACGAGATGACATTGTCCTTGATGTCCCTCGTCGCGGCTGGGCCCACGCTGTCCATGTACTGCATGGCCCTGACGATCGAGTTGTAGCGGAAGGTCGAGGAGAACGCGTAGTTGCTCTTCACCTTGCAGACGTACTCCTTCAAGTACAACTTGAAGTCGGTCAAGAGGCTCGAGTTCATCTTCGGGCACACCATGATGATCTCGGACCGAACCTCGCTCAACTTGCTCTTCGAGCTGGACGACAGGATCTTCTTCTTCAGCTCCATCAGGTTCTTGTTCGCCCTCTTCCCGACCTCCAACTTCACATGTGTGGTGACGTCCTCCTCGACATCCTCCGACTCGGTGGGGGTTGTCATCTCCGAGTTGGAGTAGATGAACTCCAAGAACTTCTTGATCTCCGGATTCTTCACCGCCCCGTAGAGGACCTCCGGGCCGAAGAGGAGCGTCTCGACCGGCATCTTCAAGGGGACGAACCCGAGGATGTGAGGGAAGTCCTCCTCCTCGCACTTGAATCTCTTCTTCAAGTAGCTCAGGTAGAAGTCCGACATGTTGTACCACTTCATCAACTTCTGCCTCATCTCGGACAAGGCCATCTGGATGGTCTCGATGTAGCACCCCGAGTCGAGCAACCTTCTGACGTTAGACAACACCTCCAGCACCGCCTCCTCCGGCCTGGTCATGTCGACTATGTTGACGCTGTTGTACGCGTCCTTGACCGACGCCACGCACATCCTCTTCTGTATCGAGAAGACCGAGTTGAACTCGGTGATGATCATTTGGAGGGCCGTCTTCTTCCAATTTATGTGTACGTTCCCGAGCTTCCTGATCCCGCTGTACATGTCGACGAACATCCTCACCGCCCTGTTCAACGTCTGGACCGTGTTGTCGCAGGTCGGGGTCCTCATGAGGACCATCTTGGTCGAGTCGTCGGAGCTTATCAGCGTCACTATGTCCAGCTCCACCCCGACCCGGCTGAAGACCTCCTTCATCAAGTGGTCCGAGTAGTCATCGATCAGGCAGTGGATGAAGCTGCTCCCGTGCTGGAAGTTCCCCTGGCCCATGCCCGAGTGGAACAAGCTCAACCCGGACGAGGTCGCGTACTTGGCTATCTCCTTCATAATCGAGTCCCCCTCGATCATGCTCTCGGACCAGGAGTCCAGCTTCCTCCTGAGGGACTCCGGGATGTAAATCAACTTGTTGGCGTACGCGGAGTAGATGGTCAAGAAGTAGTTGAACAGGTTATTCGGAATCAACTCCTTAATGGACTCGAGGAACTTGATGAACGTCGACATCACCATGGAGGGGGCCCACTTGGAGGCGTCCGAGTTCAACGCCATCGAGAGACAGGTGGTCCTCCCCTCCTGGTTGTGCTTCCTCATCTCCGAGTTGTGCCTCAGCATGGTGCTGCCCTGGGCCTCCTTCTTCTTGTGCTCCTTCGTCGTCATGTCCTTCTCGTGGGTCTTGCACAGGTACTCGAAGAAGTTGTTGATGATCGCGGTGTGGATCCGCGTCTTGATCGACTGTATCAATATCTCCCTGGCCCCCCCGATCTGGTCCTTCGAGAACGTGGAGAAGATGGCGAGGACCTCCTCGTCCTGCTTCGCTATCTCCATCAAGCTGGTCTCCGGGAGCTTGGAGATCTCGTCCCAGATGGCCTCCAAGACGGTACACTTCTCGAGGTTCGGGGCGACGGGGATGAACTTCCCGAAATCGTCCCTTATCTTCGACACCGACCTCGTCATCTTGAGGATCTTGTTGTAGCCGAACTGGACCGAGTGGAGAGCCGCGTTCACGATGTACTCCTTAGAGCTCTCCTTGTTCAAGTAGAACTTGAAGGCCGACTTCAAGAACTCCGGGCTGTAGGTGCACATCTTGTCCTTCCCGTAGTACAGCTCCTCCCAGGGCTTCTCCGGGCCCCCGTCCTTGCAGACGTCCTTGTACACGTCCTCGACCTTCATCATCTTCTCCAGTATAGCCTTGTCCCTGTGCGCCTTGAACCCGTGCCTGTGGTTGAACAAGTTCCCGTAGTACATCTCCATCATCATCATCTGGAACTCGATCTCCATCGTCGGGAAGAAGATGCTCTTCAGGAATATCCTGTCGTTGTTGCCGTCCTCCCGGGAGGTCGCCTTGACAAAGTCAGCCGTCAAGGAAACCTTGAGCACCATCTCCGAGAACCACAAGGCCTGCTGC